TATGGAAACGAAAGATAGAACAAAAACAGAAGTCTCTATTGAATTAAGGGAAGTTCAAAGAGAAATCAGCAAAGCAAGGAGTACAAGAAATTGGGCAAAAATTTCTTTTCTGAATCAAAAAAGAATACGCCTGCAAGAAGAACTGGATTACTTAAAATCCAAAGACAAGTTTTATTACCAAGAACAGAATATAGAAAAATCTCTTGTTTCTTGGGCTGCAAAAACACTCAATTTGTCACTTAATATGGCGGACTTGTCTGTCTATTATCTTGATCTGTACATGGCCCATTTTAAGGAAAGAGGGTTTGTTCCTACTGATGAATGGAAGGAAAAAGAAAGGAATTTTCGTAATGCAGCCAATCAATTGTCAGACTATATGAGGTATTTCTTCAAAGGAAAATCATCTGACGATAATTCTGAAAGCATGTCCGAACTTATGGACTTAATAGAAAGAGATTACTACACTGACAGGGAAAAAGTTCACCATAAACAATACGAAGAGAAAGCGTGAACGATATACCATCAAAAACGATTTAAAATATGAAGCCAATATTAACCATCGAAGATGTCAATAAATTGAAGACAGATGAAAAGTTAATTGAATGTATAGCAGGGAAAGTGGATTATTACAGATTCCTGTGCTTTCATCCGAGAAATTCCAATTTTGTGATTTTACTAAATCATTGTGAAGAACCTGTACGGTTTCATTATAAGAACCTGATAGACAGATTTTTTACGGATTATACGTAACGTGATATCATCCCTATCGTAAGGAACATGCCTTAAAGGAAATAAAGGAATTTGAACAAGCATTATCTGAATTAGAAGGTAAGGACAATTTAGAAGGTTAACTAACAGCTAAAAAAGTAAGTGAATCATGATAACGAAAGAACAAGTTAAAGAAATATTGACAAAAAATCCGGCAGGAATTACAAAAGAAGAGTTGAAATTTGTTTTTGGCATATTCTGCCTATCAATCAAAGAATATGAAAAATCGGAACATAATCTTTGGTTTGAAGTACATTTCGAACGCATATACATCGCTCAAATTCGATATGGTATAAAAGGTGGGATGTCTTTTAGTAACGAATATGTAAATATGGGAGATGGATATCATGGAGTAGCAATGGGAAGAGTGAATAATACAGCCGATCTATTAAAAATATTCATCAATATGTTTTACGACAATTTATTGAAACAAGCCAACTATGTTCCTTTATATAACGAAGAGACATCTCAATTCGAATCCCTTGAACAAGCTCAAGAATATTTGGAATATGTTCAATCTATACTGTAAAATTTAAAAAGATATGAATATACTTGATTTACCATTAAAAGCCATTTGGTACAATATGATAGAATCTGGCAAGAAAAAGGAGGAGTATCGGGAACATAACAGTTATTGGGACAAAAGATTTTATGCTTGCTACGATAAAAACACGGATTGCAAAATCTATATTCCAGAAAAGTGCAAGTATTGTTGCAAACCATCCCTTAAATATTATGATGCTGTCCGTTTTCGTTACGGATATACAAAACGAACCATGTTATTTAAATTGAATGGCATTTCTATTGGCAAAGGTCACTCGGAATGGGGTGCACCGGATAATGAAGTTTTTATTTTAAAATTAGGGAATCGGATTAATTAATAACACAAAAAGTAATAATGATGCTGTCCTAACTAATTCTCAGGATAGCTCCAAACTAAAAAAAGAAATGAAACGAGAAGATATTGAAAAAGCAGCAAAAGATTATTCCATAGGTAAAACACATTTTCGGCGAAACGTTCTTAAAGAAGTGGATGCAGACGATTATGTTCTACGCAAGGATAATTGCTGTGAAGACTTCATGGCGGGTGCAGAATGGCGCATTAACAGCGTGTGGTACGATGCAAGAGAAAAGCCAGACAAAGGGAAGCTGCTCATTGTGGAGGATATTGACGGTGCTTATGATTTGGTCTATTCAACCAAGAGCAAGCCATGGGAAGAACTTTCGGAAAAGAATCATTATATGCACTGGGCATATGTTGAAGATTTGATACCTTAAAAACAAGATAAACAATATGGAAAGCGAAAAGAAGAAAATATGTCCCAAATGCGGCTGCGAAGATGGGTCGGGACAAAATCATATCCATGATATGAATCCGGAGCATTTTGTGAAATGTGATATTCGTACAATCATGGAAAGAGACGGTGTTTGTTATCATTGCGGCTTCTGGATAAGAATGTATGAACAGCACAAAAACGATCCCAATTGGCTAATTATAGATGGAACCTCATACATTGCCAACCCATTCGTTCCTAATACAAATAATATGACAAGACGATTTATGGGGTTTAATGGCAGGATGATGGAAGCCATTAAAAACTCTGGCGAAAAGGTGATATCTAACGATTGGTGGCATCAAGGTGATGTGCCGGAATGTTTTAGAGATATAATGCCGGATAACGCGAAGTGGAACAACAGCAAACAATAAGAAATATGAATAAGAGAGAAGCAAAGATATTGGCGTTAGAAACCTTTGCCAATAATGTAGAAATACTTATTGAATCAGCCGGCGTATCAGACAAAATCCGAACATCTAAAGACTGTGATTTGATTAACATCGCCTTTGAGGAACTGGCTGATAGTTTGCAGAAAAGAGCGGATAAATTGAAGTCTAACAACAAACAATAAAAATCATAGAAAGACTTTTTACTATGAAATAGGGTATTTGTTCCAACAATCTTGCTATACTTGCAGCGCAAGCTACATTGATGCAGGTATAGCAGGTTTTCGGAAAACAAAAGAAACGAAACCAATAACCGTTCTATACATAATAAACGGCTTTCGCCTTCCCAACGTTAAGGAAACCTCTATACTTCCTAATGTGGCTTGCAACCGGGAAAGGCAAAGCCGTTTTCTTTTGCCTACGAACATAATCAAAATACAAAAGTTATGAACAAAGAAATTGAAATTTTAGTAGAAGATCAGTTAATCCCTATCAAGAATAATGATGGGAGAACAGTGGTAAACGCAAGAGACTTGCATGAGTTTCTTGAAAGTAGAAAGGATTTTTCAAGCTGGATAAAGGATCGAATTGAAAGATACGATTTGACTGAAAATGAAGATTATGTGGTTTTCACCGAATTTGGGGAAAACTCAAAAGGAGGTAGACCGAAGAAAGAATACGCTCTTACTTTGGATGCAGCAAAAGAATTGTCTATGGTAGAAGGAAATGAGAAAGGGAAACAAGCCCGGAAATATTTTATTGCTTGCGAAAAGAAATTGAAAGGGGAAAATCCGTCTTATCTGATTGCCGATCCAATCAAACGTGCAGAAAAATGGATTCAAGAAGAAAAAGAAAGGCAGTCTCTAAAAGAACAGACAAAACAGCTTGCAGAAGAAAACAAAAACTTGGAGAACCAAATAGAAGAAGACTTGCCCAAAGTGATTTTCGCAATGGCTGTAACCGAATCCAAACGTTCCTGTCTTGTTGCCGAACTTGCAAAGATCATCTGTCAAAACGGAATGGAGATCGGACAAAACAGATTATTCAAGTGGTTAAGAAAGAAAGGCTATCTGGGAACAAAAGGAGAATACTACAATCAGCCTATGCAACGCTATGTAGAAGCAGGATTGTTTGAAATAAAGAAAAGAGTTATAACGAAACCAAACGGAAGTACGATAACCGTATCGACCCCTATGGTAACTCCGGCAGGACAACTGCATATCTTGAACAAGTTTCTGGAATACTATTCCAAGATGTAGCGATCTTCCCATAGTATAGCATTACTTGAAATGTTAAAATCATTTTTCTTGAAAATGTAATACTATACTATGGCAAACAAAGCCTATTTTTCATGTAAAAATTACAATAAGTCAAACTTTTTTGCATATAGAGGGTACCCAAAGAATGAAAATTTATAAATGGTTGATATTTAATATATTATCTTCAAAAATTACCAAAAACCGATTTTTAATACTCATTTAAAAAATATACAATAAGTCCTCCTACTCCAAAATCAGTATCATTTTACCTAAATGTTAATTACCTTTTTAAAAATGTAAGAATATAACTTTACAAATAGGCAGCAAAAAGTGTTACCACCTGTTAAAATAGGAGAATTTGCTCTCATCAGAAGAAACAGCACCTATTCTATCACTACAAATGTGTCTATAGATACTACTCGGAAGCAGGAAGAATCCTGTGATTTGTAATAATATATTCTTACATTTTGGACTGATTTTGGCAATTTACGAGTATCATTTTGAAAGAATATACATATAAAAGTTTACAAATAGTCAAAAATTGAAAAGATGAGAATTTGCGTCATTCTAAAACCAACCAAAATTTTCAATTATTTAAAAATCAGACATTTGCAATTTTTCAATTTTGCCTACCCCCTTATAGGGTTTGGAGTTTGAAAATTTTCATTTTTATCATATCATTTTGATAGGAATTGTTTTGCTTGGTTTTACAAATTGTCATTTTGATGTATTGAGCGCAGCGATTCCCTCTCGGAAGGGGTGAAAAGGCGGCTTTAGCCGACCCCCTTCCGAAAAAGAATAGGTATGGACAATCCCACAAAATTTCCCCTATAGGAGAGAAAAAACCAAATTCCCGCATATACCCACCTCCAAAAATCAACAAAGAAAAACTATATGTAGGAAAAACAAATACCCCCACCCTCTATAAAGAAAAAGCTATATGGAAGCAAAAACAAAAATCCTATATATATAGAGAAGCAGAATTATAGCAATAAGAACACTCATTATCAGCATAAATACCTGTATATCCTGATATATGTGCTATAACTTATTGATTATCAAAGAGATAAATATGAGCACATTCTTTCAAAATCCCTATAAGGGAACTGTTTGGAAGTTTTGTCTTGTGACGTATTAGGCACGCCACCTCAATACAAAGAAACTACATGAGAAAAGAAAAAGGAAGTGAGAAAAAGAGATAAACAAAATCATTAACAATAACAGTATATGTACCAAAAATCGCATATAGAACAAGAAAATAAAATTACGTATAGTATAACTTATTGATTTTCAATTAAATAAAATATATCTGTTTACAAAAATCCCCACCAAGAGAACTATTTAGAGATTTTGTCTTGTGACATGCTGGACACGCAAACCCTATATGGAGAGTCCTCAAACAGTCCCTAAAGATACCCTACTAAAACAAAATACCCCGGATAGCCTACTTTTCCGTCCATTTCTGGCACTTTCTTTATAAAATTATAGACCACTACCACCCAGATAAAAATAAAGCCTTAAAAACGATTATTTGAAGTCATAGGAACAGAAGGTGATAAGAAGGGAAATAGTTTTGTGTGGGGTAGTGGCTGGTGCGGCGG